ATCGGTAACTGAGCTGGCAAACGTGCCTGATTCCGCTTCTAGGTAGAACCCGAAGCCGGCGCTGACGGGTGCAGCTGTGGCGGAGTAGGACGCTGAACCAGCGTCAAAGAAGCTCCTGTAGCGGGTAAAGACCTGCGGGAGCGTGACGTTGTATCGGCGACTGATCAGCTGGAGAGTGTTCTCCAGGATGTCACCGTTAAGGGTGGTATTAAGAGCCAGAGGCTCAGCAGTTAGATCTCGCTTGCCGTATTGGACGACAACGCCAACCGAGATGGTCCTGGTGAAGCCGCCCAGGCTGACATTTCGGCTGCTGACGCTTTTCTGTCCCGCAGGAATCAGCAGATCGTGGATACCAATCGAGGTGGCGGGGATTCCAGCAGCATCAGAAGAGACGCGCGTGGTCGCACCACTTGGCGTATCGCAGGCCTCGAGTTCGCCTAGAGCAGATCCAAACCAAACAACCCTGGAGCCAGCAGATGGGGACTGGGTCGGACAGAAGTATTTGATCGTGTCCTGATTGGAGGCGTTGTAGAAGGATGGGTTGCCGTCGAATTTACGGGCATTGCGATAAATGACCACAGAAGTGCGTGTCGCACCAACCCATACGCCGACAGTTTCAGTATTAGTTTTGGCGTACTTGTATGCGAGGCGAAACGGCAGGTTTCCGCTGTTAAAAAGGATTGTGGTCCAACCAGAGTCAGCGGGAAATGGGGCCGTGGAAGACCCTGACCCGTTAACAGCAAAGACGATTAGTAAGTCATTCGCCTGGTGCGAAGGCATGACAACACTGAACGTGTCGTCAACTGCCCCGCCGACGAAGGTGACCTCGTCGTCCTGCAGTCGATAAACAGCACGAAAGCGAGTATCGAAGGCCCCGGTTTCAACCGAGAGCCTCCGATAGGTGAGATCTACGGGCGCTGCCGTTGAGCTGAACGAGGCCGATGCAGCGGCAAGATCTGGATATACCGCTGGCATGGGTTACCTCGGGCGGTGAATGATCAACCCAGGGTCAGAGCGCCTGAAGCCTGGTCAAAGTCAATAGTGAGACTCTCGCCGGAATTCAGGGTGAGAGGTGCGCCGTAATCGAAATAGCCGATCAGCGGATCAGCGGGAGAGGTCGGCGTGTCGTTGTAGAGGTAGATGTACTGGAAGGGGCCAACCGTTCCAGTGGAGCTAAGCGTGAGGTCGTCGAGGACCAAGCGATAGGTGCCGGAAGTCTGAGCAGAGCTACTGGTCGTGACGTTCCGAGAAGTCAGACCGGTGTAGCTGATCTGAGTGACATTGGCCAGCACGCAGTTCGTGGTGGTCGTTGTCGGAGGGGTGGTTTCGGCGGAGGGAGCGACGTTGCTCAGCGCGAGAACAAGCTGGTCGCTGCCCAGATTGTGAACACCTTCGCTGAGATGCTCAACAAAGCCGTTCAGTTTATTGAAGACAGCCATTCTGCTGCAGCTTGATTATGGATCCAGTCTAAGGAATGTTGCGTGGGATTATACGTCGTAGATCCTGCACTGCTCATCACCAGGATTGTCCTCGCAAAACTGGATGAATTTCTGTCGCATCCGAGAGTCCTCGCAGACGGCTGACTCCTGGACGGGTTCGAAAAAGATGTCGGTGGGCTTCTTCTCGACAGCGTCTTTATTGAATACGCAGAAGCCGTCTTCGCATCCGTGTTGGTCTAATTCCATTTCCTTATGTTCTCAATCTCTAAATGCTAAATAAGCCAGGTGCCGCCGCACGGGGGCCAGTCGCACGGCGGATCAGTTACCAGTCTGTTGAAACTGCAAAAACCCAGACTCCTGGCTCGGTAAGTAGGCTCCTGACGCAGTTCTTCTTCGGAGCATTCACATCTTATCGAGTCCTATTGGATAGGAGGCTTGTTGACGAAGGTTTTGCGCATCGTCTTATGGATATAAGGTCTCATGCTGGTGATTAGGTGCGAGGTGGTTTCTCTTGAGAATGAAATCACAAGGGAACCATTCCCATGCTTGAAACACGTGCAGGGAAAGCCATTCCGGTTGAGCCAGTCAGCAATGGCTTCATTGCTTGAGTCGCCAAGGCGTGTCATGAACTTGCCCTTGCGTCCAACCATTCTCCCTCGGTCAGACCAGAGAGCCGTAATGCCATAGAGGCCACAGATATCCATGATCTGAGGGGTGACGATCTTTTTGTCACGGGGGTACATCAGCTCGTAGGCCCTGTGAAGCTCTTCACTGCGCAGCCGCAAGCGCTGCTTGTCGTAGAAGCCGTCGGTCGGGACAACATCCCAGAAGTACTCGAGTGTGCCGGGATGGCTTAATCGAAGCTGCTTGAGCTGGTGGTTCTGGTAGACCTTTTCGGTTTCAGAGCGAACGATCTCCAACCAGGGGCGCAAGCGCCGCCCCCTCAATCCGATGTTGCCGACTCCCAAGCAATAACTCAGTACGCGCTGAACGAATTGCGCTGACATCGGGAATATCTCCAGTGAATAGATGAAGGCGGCTGGGCGGGGCGTAATCGATCAGTGCTGCCTGAGCTTTCTTGGCTTCGGTGGCGTCAAAGTAAAGACGAGGTTTCTGCCGGTATTCCTTGAGATCAGAGGAGGCACCGGTCAGCATCTCGAGCCAGGACTGCAGCCGCGCCGCCTCGGCCCAGGTATTGCCGACCCTTGTGAGCTGGGCTTTGTGAGTGGCCGGGCTAACGCGGGCACCCTCTGCCCAGCACCATGCAGCAGCCTTGGCGCCAAGGAGATCTAGGGCTGGTTGAGTGATTGTGCGCTCACCGGCCGGATAAAGGAGGTTGTAGACAGGTCGAAGCTTGTTAGTCGAAACGCGAAAGCGAAGAACAGTTGTTCGCTTGCCGTTGTCCCTGGCCGAACCCTTGTAGGGAGCAATTTTGGCTTTCGTGGGGAAGAATTGGCGAAATTCGGCTGCCTTGTCTTCGAGGTAAGCAGAGGATTTGATCCCTGCAGTGAGCGTCATCTGGATGTAACCGCCAGTAGGACTGCGGTATGGGACGAGACTTCCATCAACCAGGAGCAAACCGAGAAGGCCCCTGACATCGGTGACATCCAAAAAGTGTTCCCTATAGATGAACACTATATTAAGAGCAGGCACGCAAATAGCGTGCGATAAACCCTTACAGCTAGGAATCTTCGACCCATGTGGATCGATAATGATTTTCCGAAGCTGCTAGGTGCTGAGCTCTATCGCCCCCATCCCGGTTACATCATCGAGATGGCCGTAGAGCCCGTGGTTGTGCACGATTTCGCCAAGCAACCCGGTCAGACTGTCCAGCTGGATCGTTATCGCTTCTGGGGCAATCCTGGTAACAAGGATTCCCGTGAGCGCACTGCCGATCAGACTCTGGGCACCGCATCTAGCCGCTCGATCGTAAAAGATAAGGTCATGGTGACTCTTAAGGAGTACACCGGCCCTGCTGATCCGACTGATGCAACCGCTCCCTCCACCTTCAAGGTGGCACGGGAAACCCTGCTGACTGCCCAGCGCCTGCTGCTGGACACCGGCAACCTGAACGTCTTCCACCAGAGCATCGGTTCTCTGACCCTGCTGGATGACTACCGCCGCTGGCGTGATCGTGTCTTCGCCGACGAACTGTTCAAGGCTGAGGCAAACGGTCAGTCCGATGGCAATCAGGGTGGCTACTACTACCCCCTGAACAAGACCAAGGGCACTGCAGCTCCCTTCCTGTCTTACGCCGCTGGCGAATCCGCCAAGTTCGACGTCAAGACCGACCTGCTGCAGGTGGTTAAGGACATGCGCAAGCGCAACGTCCCCACCTTCGCCGATGGTTACTACCGCTGCATCGCAGATCCCACTGCGATGATGCACCTTCGCCAGAACGATGCGTTCCGTGAGATCGCTCGTTACGCCGGCAACGGCATGGTGAACCCCCTGCAACCCGAGCAGGCTCCCAACGCCAACTTCTTCTATGGCATGGGTCCCGCTTACGGCCAAGCAGGTTTCGTGGCTGGTCAGCCCGTGATGCCCACCGGCTTCCTCTTTGAGGGTGTCCGCTGGTTCGAATCGACCAACCTGGCAGAAAAGAGCCTGCAGGTGACCATCACCGACGCCTCGATCACGAGCGCCGTGACCACCGCAGCTCCCATGCTGTTCTTTGGCCCCCAGGCAGTTGGCGTAGGTATCGGTGGCAATAACGCCCAGATCCTGCTCAACAATAATGATGACTTCTCCCGATTCATCATTATGATCTGGAGCCTCTTTGCTGGTTTTGAAGTGCTTAACCGCGACTTCATCACCGTTGCTTATTCCTTCGTTTATTGATAGGAGTTAAGTAACTATGGCTAAGAAGATCTTCCCCGGTAACTGGGTTACCAACCTCAGCAGCTATCAGGGTCAACCTGTCGTTGCTGTCCCCGGCCGCGTGTACTACCACAAGGTCGGCTATGCGCTTGTCGACTCCACTGGCGGCACGTCTTTTGACGTGGTCATCCCCAGCCCCGACCTGCGTGCTGATGACAAGGTGCGTGCAAACATCACCGGTTTGTTCGTGCCCGCTGGCGCCACTGTCTACTCCCTGGGCCTGCGTGTGGCTGACACCCGCAAGGACAAGGGCGTTGGCACCGCCAGCTCCAGCCTTAGCGGCACCAACACCAACACCCTGAAGCTGGCCTCTGCTGTGGCCGCTACTGCTGGTGGCGTTATCTCCACCACTGCACTGGGTACTACTGCAGCTGACCTGGCTGTGGCTAGTGGCACTATCGCCCCTGGCTCCTCGAAGTTCAGCTCTGCTGGCGCCACCCTCTCCGGTGGTCTGACCCTGAAGGTGTTTGTCGCTGACAACACCGGTGCCTCCGCTGGCTCGACCCTGAGCTCCAGCGCTACTGGCGGCACTCCTGTTATCTGTGAAGTCTCGTACTACATGGATGACGAGGTTGCAGGCGTTGAAGACACCCTGCTGCCCTATCTGACTGAATCCTGATTCAGTATTTGTTTCCCTAAGATGAGGGTGACTGGACATCCAGGCGCCCTCTTTTTTTGTACATATGGCTCTGTACCAGAACACCAAGACTGGCCAGCTAGTTGAATTCATCGGTCACCACGACAAGGAGTGGGCGATGGTGAAGAATTCAAGCGGCCAGGTCGCCTACGTTGCCCTCGCTGATCTGGTCAGCTACGAGTCTGGCAAAGGGCGCACCGGCGAAACTCCTCAGCCCCAGAGCGCTGAGATTGAAGTCGACGAAGATAAGCTGCCCGAGACAATCATCCCGGCAGACACTCGTCTGAACCTCAATGCCGCGACAGCTGAGGCGATTGCTAAGCATGTCAAAGGCATTGGCTATGCGACTGCTAAGAAGATTGTCGAACTGCGCCTGTCTCTGCCCGGCGAGCGCTTCAAGAGCTTCGATCAGCTGAAGAAGATCGGCCGTGTTGACTGGGATGAGGTGATCGCAGCTGATCTTATTTTCATCGGCTAATTCTCGTAGAATTAGTTTTAGGTCGCTGAATAACCTTGGAGCTCAACGACTACGACAAAAGCCGTTGTCGCTTCCATTTGGGGTACAACGTAGGAGCAAATCTCCCGGCGGGTGACATCGCTCGGCTGGAAGAGGCGATGGCCAGGGTCCCGGATAGTTATTTCTATTCGCGGATCCTTGAGCATATGGATCGCTGCGATAAGGCCTTCAAGGTCTCGCAGGTATTCCGCGTTGAGGATCAGCCCCAGCCCAGTCGGGTTGAGCGGATCACGGGTGACACCGACCGCGCAATTTTCCAGTCCGAGCCGCTCAAGGCTGACAAGGACTACTGGGAGGTTTATCTCCGCGAGACCGATCGTCTTGCGGAAACCCTGTACGTGGCGAACTATCGCCGCGATGAGGTGAGGCGTTATGCCTACGACCGGTCTGGCTCTGAGTTCATCATGGCCATCCCGGGACCAGCTGACACGGCTGTGGGCACTCGTGTCATGCAAGCCCAAGGTGCAATGAACTGGAGGTAATCAGTGTCCGATCACGGCAAATGGGTAATTGTTCCGGGCAACCAGACTCTGTCGGGCAAGCCTGAGCGTCGCTTTCAGATGAAGAGTGGCCAGTACAGGGAGACTGAGCCGAACTCGCCTGAGTGGTATGACGCGATGTATGGGCAGCCTGCTCGAAATGTCATAGGTGGCATTCGGGACTTCATGAATGGCCTGGCACTAGGGACTGAAATCCTGGTTACCGGAAAGGCGCCTGCGCGGCAAGAGCGAACTCAGCAGCCAGTCCCGAACCGAGTGCCGCCTGATCCTCGATACAAGGAGGATGAGCTCAGGCTGGCAGCAGCCGCAGAAAAGAGCACTCCAGTCGTGCGTCCCCTGCTGAGCGATGACGCGAGCGCTCGGGAGTCAGCCCTGACGGCCATGCGTCAGCAATACATGCCAGGCGCATCGATCTGGGGAACTGACGACGGCAAAGCAATCATGGAGGCCGCAACCAAGAACCAGTACACCGGTGATGCCGCCGGTCTTGCTGACTACTACACCAACCAGCAGAGAGCAGGCCAAGGCGGTATCGAGGAGATCATCTCCGCCATGGAATACGAAGGCGACAAGGCCAAGTGGGCTCGTGCGAACCAGGGCCTGGCGCTTCGTGAATACAACAAGAAGATGGCCAAAGAGCCAGCGCCCTACGCAACGGCTGACAACCAAGTAATCACGACAGCCGAGGACGGGACGCAGCGAATTGGTGAGGGGATGTACGGCTACGTGCCAGAGCTGGATGGACCTCCATCAGCTCCCGGCGAAGTCCGCGAGGCAAACAACAATCAAACCGCTGAGCTCCAGGGCAAGCGGATGTATGACCGCGCATTGGCGCTGCTTCAGGCAGCTCAGCGGGGTAACTGATCATCATGAGCTATCCAAACTCTGACTTCTTCAAGCACCGTCAAGGGCAGAAGCGTGCCACTCGTATCAATGAGTGGTACGAGGACAAGAAGGGTAACGCAGAAGCAAGGAATTTCTTTTCCGCGTCGAAAGATGGTGTTCCCAACAATCCGACCAACTATCAGTCATTCACTCCAATTGGGTCTTCCTTTACTCCTGATGGAGAACCCCATGGTGATCTTGTCTTCCGCCGTAATCCTTACGGTGATGGCGAGCAGATAGTGCAAAGCGAGGGTCCTAGCTTTAAGCGTCCAACCCAG